TTCGATTACCTTTTCTTCTTTCTCACCTTTAATCAACTTTTGTAATTCTGCAGTTGAACCAACGAACAATGCATTTGTTACGTTTTGAGGTGCGTTATTGTCTATTTTATTTAAGTCTTTCATATTTTTTTGTAGTTTCATCAAGTCTTGTGTCACATCACTGACTGTCTTTATGAGTTGTCCTGCAACTTCATATGACCGTGGATTCTCTGCTTCTCTTGCTAATTGTAAAATACCTTCGATTGCTGTATTACCTTTCTCAATCAACATGTGAAAGTTTTGTCTAGCAATCTCATAATCTGCATCTGCATCTGCTTTATTAGGGTCTGGCGCAGGAAGATGGTCAGAGGGTTTTACTTCTACTGGTAATTGTTCTGCCATTTCAAATACTCTATTTAATTTATCATCAATACTCATATCACACCTTACAGTTGTGTGAAACCGCTTACCTTTTTCAAAGTAATAGTCACAGTTCCATCTTCAATAAAAACTCTCAAATCTTTACCTGGTTCGGCAGACAATCCTAATTGTCCGGTGTTAGTGATAGCACCTACGCCTGCACCGTTGAAAGTAAATACTGGTGTTAAGTTCGGTTCAGTGACACGAAATATTTGTATGTCACCTACGTTGTTGTCGTAATCTATTTGTAGAATGACGCACTCTGGATTTTCAACTGTTTCATCTCTACCTAAAGCATCAACATCCAAATCAAAATCAACTGAACCTGGAGTGAAATCTCCCGATACAGCAAAGGTTGCTCTGGTTTCTGTTGTACTCAATATTGTCTTTGTCGCCACTGTCGGTCTCCTTTATTGAGGTCCAAGGACCTTATCTACATTGTCAACAAATCTAATAATTCTATTATCACTATCGACTTCTACTTTAAGTTTCTTACATGCTAGTCGCATTGAACCTTTATATTCTTCTGCGCCTGGTGATTTTACATTCCGTTCAATCGTTCTTTTTGCTTTGAGACATTCGCTTAGTCCGTCTCTTACTGTATATTCTTTAAGCGTTGCTGGCGCACCAAAGAACATCAATAATACTATTGCTGATTTAACCATGATTGTATCTCCTCATGTTAGTGTCCTTCATGCTTATTGGCGCTCGGTTTCGGCATAGAGTTCGCCGCATGAATTAAATCCATCATATCGTTACGAATTTTCTCATGCATTTCTTCAATATTTTCAATTCGTTTAATCATAAAATCAATCTGCAGTTTTTGCTGTTGGTCGTATGGTGCTTGTCCACTTTCAATTTCAAGTTGCAATTTTTCTAATTCTTCTGCCAAATGTTCAATCAACATAAACTGTTCACTGTCGGCAGGTAAACTACCCATCTCACCTCTTGGCCATTTTATGCGAAATTCTGTGTTCATTCCTAAATCTGATTTCATCATAGTTTGTGTGGTTTCTAAACCATTCAATCTTTCTACAATACCAAAGTACGCCCACGTTGCTAATGATGCACCTGCAATCATACTGAGCATATTTTTGAGTGGTAACGATACCTCTGTTTCATCACTTATCTTTGTCGCCATAATTCATAATCTCCTTAATTAGACGGAAAGTCTGTCCACACTTCGCTGAACCCAAAATCATCTGTCGCTATTGCACTGGATGGGTTTGGTGTTGTGGTCAGTCTAGATGTTGCTTGGGTTGATGTTCCCATGACTGCACTATCATCTAAAAATGCATCTGCTTTTACAGTCTTAATAATTCCTTGCTCACTAATAGGTCCATAAAAATTAACTTTTGCGGTAAACGTCAAAGTATATATGATACTTCTTCTTGATGCAAAGTCACCCTCATAATCATCTTCGTATGTTAAACTTTCTAGTATGAGAGGAAAGTCATCTTTAATACCCATTGCTGGAACTGCATTAATAGTCAAAGTGTATGCTGGAGTAAAGAAAGGCAGTATTTGCTCTACACACTGTAAAGCATCTTCTTGGTTCTTTGCCATGATGAACAATGAAAAATTAAAGTTATATGGTACAGATGTGTACTGCCTCTTCAGGTTAGCACTAGTACTACCTGCAGTCTTTCTGACATTTAACTTATTTACTTTTCGCTGACTATCATAATTGAATCCACTAATTTCAAAACCCATTCTGGGTAGTGTAAGTTGATGAGTATTTGTTAGTTGTGGATTCTCATATAATCTTGCTAAAAACTTTTGTTTTGGTCCATATGCCAGCGGAACTTTCAATGACTGAACTGCGGTGCCGGTGCTGTCTTTTCTACGAACATGTATATCATTAAACACACTACCAAACGCAATAACTGTGCGTCTAATAGTTTCGTGATAGAAGTGATTTTGTCCTAACATTATCTCTGTACCTCACCGAACGGGTTACTTGAACTAAAGTCAATGATATCGTCTGCATTCAAACTGAAATCATTATTTCTTGCAAGAGGTTCAATACTCGCTCCTGTTGTTGTTGCTGTCGTTGTTGTTGAAAGTGTATAGTCTTCTTTGATAAGTTTGAATCCATTTTCTAATAGAAGTGAACCACTAGCATCTTCTAGTTGTAGTTCATAGTTAAACATATCAGTTGAACGTGCATCTTCAATAGCATCGATTGCGGCAATGCCTGTATCAATCTTCTCGCTACTATATACAAATCTTTCAACGTCTAGTCTATATGTGTAAATATTATTTGCTTGATAGAATATATTTTCATGCTCAACGAATGTTATTTCGAACAGACCTTTAGTCATAGGAAAATATAGTAAGTCGCCTTCATTAGGTCGACCTTCGACAATCAGTGATGCATTATCATCTACTGCAGATGTCCATCTCGACTTAACTACAACAAAACTTGCTCTATCTCTTACTTCAACACCAAACTTAGATAAGAAGTCTCCTTCACCCTCAAACCCATCTACGCTCTGTAGATACATTTCTATAGAGTGTGCAGATGTGAATTTAGATAACTCATCTTCATTAAAGATAGTATCTACGTTTACTAGTGTGCGCGGTATATAAAAGATATCAAACCCATAAATCTTTATCGCTTCAGTATAAAGATTTTCGATTAAGGTTTGTTCTAAAGAGTAACCTGTACTATCTAATCCGCCGCCTTGGTCGAAATACGCATTAAGTGCCATATAATCATCCTACCATCATGTTTACTGGTAACTCATATCTAAGTGACATTTCTTCTTCAATTTTTTCTATCTCTGTTCTTGCTTCTTCCATGATACGAACACCATCAAGTGTCACACCACCAGGCATCTGAACGCCAGAGAATTTGCTTAGATTGTTACCCCATTGTAATTTGAGTAATGCTGTTAAATACTTTTTTAAGAACATATCGTTGTAAACATCTGTGTATGTCTGTGGGTCTAATATTCTATACACCTCAAAAACAAGATATTCGTCTGCTTTGATGTCTGCATTCCAGTCCATGTCAACATGAATTCTATCAGAGTGTCTATTAAATCTTATTGATTTTTTTCCAACTAACAACTCATCTATTAAAGACAAATGTGATTGTACCATATTATAGTATAAAACAGAAGTGTTTGCTAGGTCAAATAGTTCATTTAATCTCATTTGATAACGAACATCAAACATATCAATCTGTGTATTATTAGTGAATGGGAAAACTCTTACAACACCTGTAATAGCATCTGTTACTGGAACATAACCGTTCTTTATGTCTCCAGCAGTGATTGATGAAATTGTATCTGTTGCGCTAGATGATCCACCGGTGATTCCTTCATTCTGAAAGTCACTTAATTCGTCAGTCAATCGTAATGTTGTTGAAGTTGGTGCATCAAAGATTTTTGCAGTGGCACCTGAAGTACCACCAGTAATTCTCTCACCGATTGTAAATTGTGAGGAATTAGAAACTGTTATTGTTGTTGCCGTTACTTTATGTTTTAGATATGTTTTCTCTACACCGTCAAAGTGATATTCTTGAAAGAACTGCAATGCTTCATCTGTTCTATCATCTATCTGGTCAGTTGACACATTTATGTCAATGACACCTTTACCTAGTCGGCGCAAGGAATATTCTTGTAACGTACTTCTGCTTGTTGGGTTCGCCATAAAAAAATCTCCAAGGTATCTATACTTCTTACTAGTATTTATACCTTAGAGATAATGAGGTTTTTAATTTATAGTCTTTTTATTATCCTCGAACTAGAACACACTCAACTTGACCATGCTCTCTGGCATCTGCGGTCATTGCGATTGCTTTAACGATTTCAAATGATGCGGCATTGTTTGTTGTAAGTTTACCTTTAGATGAACTCAATACAAGCGTATCACCTTTAGCAACTGCACTTCTAGTGTTTACAAGACAGCGACCTGACAATGCTACATATGGATTGTCTGTTCTATCTAGTGAATATACAATTCCAATAGTTTTGTTATCTGAAGAACCTGTTGAAATTACAATCTCATAGTTTCCTGAAGTTGCAAGTCCCACAACAGTACCAACCGACAAGAGATTACTAGGGTCGACTGTAAATCTTTCCGCGAAATCCGATACCTGTCTTTCTAATATTAGTTTACCATTTCTTAACGGCATATCTTATCCTCTCTTTTATTGTTCGTCTGGTGCTACTGGAACACTGTCTTTCGCGTGACGTTCTTGTTTTTCTATTGCTTCTTCAATATCTTCAAGTGTGATTTTTGCGCCCATCTTACCTTGTGGTAAGTTGCCATAAGTGGCGCGTTGCTTCTCACCTCTTGCTCTTTTCGATAGTGCTTCTTCTGCATACTCTTCTAGAGTTTTTCTAGTAGATAGCGGTTGAGCATCTTCACCTTCTACACCATGATTAAAAGCAATTTGATGTGCTAAATCTTCATCAATTTCTCTAAGAATGTCTTGAGGTGTATTCGGTAGAATTCTCAAGTATTCTTCTGATTGTACCATCCAGTGCTTGTTTTCTGGTTTAGGATAACGCTTCTTTACTGCTATTCTTCTTGCTTGCAAAGCATCTACGGTTTGTCTATTACCTTCAACTACAAACTCCCACAAAGCACGAATAAGTGCTTGTTCGCCTGGATATGCGGCCTTTCTCATTCTTATATATGATTCCTGGTCCAAGATATCCTGAACAAATGGTATCATTTTTTGCAATTCTGCTTTTGTTGGTTTGGGTAAAAGATTATCTTGATCCCATTCCAAATTTTCATAAAAACCATCATGGTCGTGACTAACTTTTACTTCACCGGTATCAGGTCTACGATATGTATTACCTTCTTTAGGCGCCTTCATTACCCATTCGGAAGTTGGATATAAAATACCCAACATAGTAGGAATGTGTTCTGCCCTACGTCTAGTTGCATAATACTCATCAACTCCCGCTTGCTCATTCGGTGTTAATGCACCCCCCATACCAAACTTTTCTGCTAAAGCATCAATCTCTTGTCTAGTAGGAGGACCTTTTCTCTCTAACTCGTCAAAAGACATAGGACCTGCATTTCGCTTTGTCGCTTCCATTCTATCATTTTTCGCCATAATTCTAATTATCTCCTAATTCATAAAATATTATTGTGCGCCGGATAGTGAAGTAATACCAATCGATACTTCTTTCACAATCAAAAATCCTTCTCGGACATGAAATGTGGTCGAGTTGCTATCTTGACACGAACCTCTCACATCACAATCTTGTGCATTAGTGCTACCTGGTGTGTATGCGTGAACAAAACCAACTGACTGCATTTGGTCAACAATCGATCCATAAACAGATTGTGCATATAATCGGTCAGAAACACCACCGTGATGAGTTGCTTCATGTCCACCAGATGCACCACCATATAACTCTGTTTGCTCATACTCTTTACTGTCGTTTACAAATAATGCTATTCTAAAGTGGTTATTTGTTCCAGTTCCTGTATTGTGCATTGATCCAGAAAATGAATTTTCTAGAATGGAATCTGCATACTGAGGAGTGATAACAACACCCGCTCCTATCTGTGTCTCTGTTTGTGTATTTGATGATACTGATGTATCTGATAAATCTGCATATTTGTACTGGATAAGCAATGATCCATGCATAATATGTTTTGTTACTTTTGTTAATGCCATTTAATTGCTCCCACTACGTTAAGTTATGCCCAGGACCAGATATTTCTGTCGCTGTCATATATCCATCTTGCCATACACAGTTATGACTTTGAACAGATGCCGCCTGACACTGAAAACCAATCTGATTTACTGTATTAGGGTGATATACTGTAGTCATATATATGCCTGTACCAAAATTCTCCGCATGAAACTGTTGTCGTGCATTGTGCTGACTAAATCTAGGATTATAGTAATGTCTAGTTCCGGTTTGCGTTGCTCTGTGCGCCATTGCATTTTCTTGTGTATAAATCTCTGCACCATTTGCCATAAGTCTACAATTACCACCACCAGCAGTTGTAGAAAGTGATGTTGCACTGAATACTGCTCCAGTAAAACAAATTTCCATATTGGAATCTGCATACTGAGGAGTATATTGAACTAGTTCACCCCAATCAACATAGGTTCCACTAGTTGTGGTTACATCAGATATATCACGTCCATAGTGACCAATCAGAGTAGACCCGTATATAATATGTTTGGTTATTTTTGTAAGTGCCATTTTTTAATCCCGTTTCTTCATACTATTTATAACTGATTTTATGTACCAATAAATGTACCTGTAGCATTCGCTCCAATAACACCACCAGCAATTTCTTTAAGCATTAAAAATCCATCATACAATCTAAGATTACCATTATTGTTATTCTTCGATGCTTGTACAGTAAATGTATGTTGGTTAGTGTCGCCAAATCGTAATCTATGTATCACTGATACGGATTCACCACCTGCTGACCCATATTGTTCATATGAGAATGACTGACCGCTGGATTCGCCAGATAAATTTGCTATTGTATATTCGTTTGTACCATCTACATCTAGAAATATAGTTGCTTCCGCGGAATCAGTTTCATAAGTTGTGCTTAATGTACCAGAGAACATACAATCTGTTGTGCTATCTGCATACTGAGGCGTTATCGTCATGCTACCCCAAGTTTGCTCTGCGCCATTGTTCGACCCATCAAAGTCACCAAAGTCTTTGAATCGGACTTGAACAATGGTTGCTCCGTGGACAATATGTTTAGTAAGTTTTGTTAGTGCCATTTTTCTTTCCTTTTATATAAATCTGACTACTTCAAGGTGTAATCCCAGAGGTGGAACAGCAGTCATGTAAAGTTTACTACCCACGATTATATATTCTTCTTGCCCCTTTAGTTCTCCATTCAAGAACACCATAGTTTTCTGTTCATTGTATGAATCCTGAATTGTTCCATACGAGTGCTTCTCAAATACTAATTCACTCATATCATAAATTTGCTGAAGACCATCTGTGATAAATGACAACTTCTTTGTCTCAAGATTAGTGTCTGCAGAAGTTCCTGCATAAGTCGTAGTATCGAATATAGCACAGATTTCAATAAATGCATCTGTTGTAGGTGCTGAATTGAATGTTAAAGTTGTTCCAG